GCAGATCATTAACCAATTAGATAAACTAAATGAGCCTTCAACGAATCAATGACCTAGAACAAGCAATAGTATTAATTCTAAATATGGATGGATGGCAATTAGAATGGTGTGGTGGTGGATACGACCATTACGATGCAAAAGGACTTACACCAAAGGGAAAAGAATGTGTAATCGAAATGAAGTTCAGAAACAAGTACTACGAGACCAAGATGCTCGAAAAGTATAAGTACGATAAAATGATGGAGATGGATAAGGATATTATCAAGCTGTACTTTGTGAATGATCCTAAAGCGAACTATACCTTTTGGCTTAATGATATTGTTCTTGGTGAGCCAGTTGAATTAAACTGTCCTACAACAACACTATGGGATCAAGAGAAGAAACCAAAACTTGTTTACCTATTAGAAGAAACACAAGCCTCAATAATCACTAATAACGAACAAAAATGACACTAGAAGAACTTATTATCTTTTATGTAGAATCAGAACCCAACAACTACGAACTGGGTGCTAAGATCAGAAACTATTATAACCAACACCTAAAGAAATAACTATGCCAATTCCTACACCAAAACCAACGGAAAATCAAAAAGACTTCATCAAAAGATGTATGATGGACTCAACAATGATAAGCGAGTTCCCTAAAACGGATCAACGCTTTGCGGTATGTCAAACTCAATGGGAAGAAAAGTAAAAAAAGTTTGGTTATTAACTTTTGTTGATTATCTTTGATATATCAAAAACAAAGAAATGATACAAGTTTTAGATAACAGAAACGGACAACAAGGTTTAGAGATTACAGAAGATGGTTACGGTAAATGGTATGCTTACAATGCCGAGAACGGTAAGGTAGTCGGATGTAAGTTTAAATATCAAGCTGAAGATGCTAAGAGATTCCCTAACCACTATGATTTAATATAATTATGCCAGATAAGTTAGAATCATATAAAGACATTAAGTACCACGAGGACATTCTTTATGCTCTTGGGGTAGTAAAGGAACAGAAGAAGCGTAAACCTTCAGAAATCATCGATAAGTTGGGTACTGCTTTAACAGACATCGCTTTCTATGTGAACCACCTACAACTCACTCGTGAGAATTATGGTGCGATAGTTAGAGAACAGCACACTAAGATTCTAAAACTACAATATGAAATCAGAGAACTTAGAGAACAACTCAAGGGATATACAGAAGATGTGGACTTCGATATACATCCCGAACAAAAGCAAGAAAAATAGATATGGTAACAAGACTAGACACAGGCATCGTAGTAACTCGAACTAAGAGACGAGGTATTGAAATTATCAGAGCATACACTCCTAGAGAGTGGGATTATAGAAAAAAGGCTGTCAAATGGTGGCACTTTGCAAACAAAACGATTAAACAGAGAATCAATGGATAGTATTACTTTATTAGATGGAACGATTTGGGATAAGACCGAACTAATTGAAAAAATGAATGATGATAGTTTTTACTATGGGTATCTTTCTAAAGCTGCTCTTAGTTCATCATCACTAAAACTCCTACTCGACTCACCTAAGACTTACAGGAATGTAACGGAGTATGGAAATGAAGAAAGTCAAGCACTAAGAGATGGTTGGTTATTTCACACCGCAATCTTAGAACCTGAAGTATTCTCATCTCAGATATTTGTAGATGTAGCTTCAAAGAATACTAAGGCTTATAAAGAGGCTAAAGCAGAACACGGCAAGGTGTTTACTATGACAGAGAAGAACGATGCAGAGCGAATAGCTGATGCCTTCCTAAGAAACACCAAAGCAGTAGAACTTATTAGAGACTGCGAGTTTGAAGTTCCAGTAATCGGTGAGGTGATGGGCTTCCCATTTAGAGGTAAAGCAGATGTACTGGGTAAGAATAGAATCGTTGATCTAAAAACTACAACCGACATCAAAGCCTTCCCTTATTCAGCCAAGAAATACTCTTACGATGTTCAATGCTATCTTTACTCAACTTTATTTGGGATAGATTATAAGGACTTTGTATTTTTAGCTGTGGACAAAAAGAGTTTAGATATTGCGGTATATTATTGCTCTGAAGAATTTTACCACGCAGGTGAGCAGAAAGTAGAAGCAGCATTAGAGATATACGACACTTACTTCTTACAAGCTGCTGACTTGGATCAGTATTATATAGAAGGCATATTATGATAGACAAGATAGTTGAGAAAGTAATAGGATTATTTAGGAGTCGATCTAAAAGAGGAATAGAGAAATATGGAACAACATTAGAGGATAACGATTTAACCCACTTAGAGTGGTTACAACATCTCCAAGAGGAGTTGATGGATGCAACATTGTATATTGAGAAAATTAAAACGATAATAAATGAAGAGAAGAATCAATAACCTGATTAACACAATCAATGAGGAAGCAGGAATCGATATATTTAGAAACACACGTCAAAGAGATTATGTAGAAGCAAGAGCCTTACTAACATACCTACTAAGAAACTACTTCGGTATGCGACTAAGTGAAATACAAAGACTCTTTAAGACAAACGGATACCCTATACACCACGCAACACTATTGCACGCTCTAAAGAGTTTTAAGGATACTTACTTACCACATAATCCATTCTTACAGGGGGTGTACACTAAAGCATCTGAGACTCTAAATAACAAAACAGAGTTCAAGATTCGACACATCCAAAACAAGATACAAGACATACCAGAAGAAAAGCTAGATGAGGTTAAACAACTAATAGACGATTTAGCAGTATGAAGGTGGTTAGCAAGAGTGAAGATCAAAGACTTGAGATAATCATAGAACACTACACCAAGTGGGTTGAGACAGCAACAGACGAATACCACAAAAAGTACGCAGAGATAATGCTCCAAGCAGCATACGATGAGAAATACAAACAAGTATTCAAAGAACTAAGCCAAGTAGAAGAGTTCGTACAACCCAAGAAGTTATACCACAAAAGCAGATGGAAGAGATATATGACCTTAGATACTTACTTGAACAAGGCAAGCTAATCCAACAGATGATGACCATAGCTATGGTATTACTATTTGTTGAGGTCGCATTCTGTATCAAATGCTTGATTAGATGGGTGTACCGCTAAAATCATTATTCTATTTCGTTATATAAGTAGAATTGAATAAACAATCTTTTTCAAATGGATAAAAGAGTAAATAACGGAGGTGCTAGAGAAGGTGCAGGTAGAAAGCCTAAAGCAGATGAGGTAAAACTCATTGAGGCATTAGATCAGCATATAGATAGTCAAGAAGTATTTGACACACTACACGGTCTTATTAAGGAGGGTAATATGAGAGCAATACAGCTTTATATGAATTACCGCTTTGGTAAACCGAAAGAGAATGTTACACTCAATACAGATGGGTTTAACATCAACTTTAAGGAAATACTAAGATTTGATTAGCATACAAAGTAAATACGAAGTTCTCGTAAATTCAGAGAGTAGGTATTTCATAGTAACAGGAGGAAGAGCATCGGGAAAGTCATTCAATATCTCGGTGCTTTTGCTTTTGATGACCTTTGAAAGAGACCACACTATTCTCTTTACTCGCTACACTTTAACCTCAGCTTCTATCTCTATCATACCTGAGTTCTTAGAGAAGATCGAACTACTAGGATTCGAGGAATACTTCCACATCACTAAAGATGAAATAGTAAACCTAAAAACTGGTAGCAAGATCATATTCAAAGGTATTAGAACCTCATCGGGAGATCAGACAGCTTCACTAAAGTCTATACAGGGTGTAACTACTTGGGTACTTGAAGAAGCAGAGGAACTAACAGATGAAAAGAAATTTGACACCATAGACTTCTCAATAAGATCAAATAAGAATCAAAATAGGATCATACTCATACTCAATCCTACAACTAAAGAGCATTTCATCTACAAACGATTTTTTGAGGACAAGGGAGTACAAGAAGGAAGCAATATAACGAAAGGAGATACTACTTATATCCACTCCACATACATAGACAATCTTAAACACTTAAACGATTCATTTGTTCAGCAGGTTGAGGTGATGAAAACTAGGAGACCTGAAAAGTACAAGCATCAAATCTTAGGAGGGTGGTTAGATAAAGCTGAAGGGGTAATTTTCCCAAATTGGGAAATCGGTGAGTTCAGAAGAGTAGGTACAAGTGTATTTGGTCAAGATTATGGATTCAGTAATGATCCTACGACACTCATAGAGACCAATATAGACAAGTCTAACAAACGAATATACCTCAGAGAGTGTTTCTACCTACCACGACTCACAACAAGCGAGATAAGCCGTTTAAATAGGCAATACGCAGGGGATAGTTTAATCATAGGAGACTCAGCAGAACCTAGACTCATTACAGAGCTGCGAAGAGAGTGCAACATCAAAGAATCAGTCAAAGGACAAGGCTCGGTTACTTACGGGATTAGTTTAATGCAAGACTATGATCTGATAATAGAACCCAATAGCACAAACCTCATCAAGGAACTGAATAACTACTCTTGGCTAGAACGAAAGAGCAACACACCAATAGATGACCACAACCACCTCATCGATGCAGCGAGATATGCAATCAGCTACCAGTTAAAGAATCCTAACTATGGCTCTTATGCAGTGAGATAATTTTTTTTATTTTTTTTGATTTTTATTTGTTTATTAACAAATGTGTATTATATTTACATCATAAAACAAATACAGATATGGAAAGACATTTTAGACACTTGGTTTCAAAAAGCTTAAATGGACAACTTATTAAACTTGTAGAAATTGAACAAGAAAAAAGAGTTGTACGGATCGATGGTAATGGTGTGATGCATCCACTTACTGCGGAAGAATTGTTTAAATTAATTAAGTAATATGAAAAAATACGATTACTACGAAAAGAAAGCACTCAAAGCTGCGGATAAGTTTACAACTACCGTTACAATAGCTTGTGCAATAATTCTTGTTCTAATGATTTTAGGACACGCAATTTTTAGTTAAGTAAATTTTTACTATATTAGTAAGGAGTAATAGTTAATTAGTTTGGTTAGGAGAGGCAGCCCCGTAAGGCTGTCTTTTTTTATTTAAAATCACTTATAAATTTCGTTATATAGATATGAGAGTAGAAATTAATGTACCTGATTCTCTAGGTGAGATTCGGTTAGAGCAATACCAAAAGTTCGTAAAGCTATACGATGGTGAGGTAACAGAAGAGTTTATGTCTCTTAAAATGCTCGAGATATTCTGTGGGGTAAAACTCAATGAAGCCTATCAAATGCGTTTTAAAGATGTGGATGGTGTGGTGAAGATAATCTCTGATGTGCTTAATGAGAAACCTCAGCTAATTAGAAGATTTAAAATGGATGGTGTAGAGTATGGGTTTATTCCGAACCTAGATGATATGTCATTTGGTGAATACATTGATCTTGATACTTATTTAGGAGACTGGCAGAACATTCACAAGGCTATGGCTGTTCTATACCGACCAATTAAGTCTAAACACGGTGAGAGATATAACATAGTTGATTACGAGATCATAGACTCAGAGATAATGCGTAAGATGCCTTTAGATGTAGTACTTGGATCGGTGCTTTTTTTTTACCGTTTAGGGATGGACTTATCGAAAGCTATGATACACTATTTGGAGGAACAGGAGGAGAGTCGTATAGTTCAGTATCTCAATTCGGAAGCAAATGGGGTTGGTATCAATCAATATACGCACTCGCTCAAGGCGATATTAGACGATTTGAGAATATCACTGAATTAGGATTACATCAATGCCTTACGCTACTAACATTCGAAAAAGAAAAAGCAGATATAGAGGCAAAACAAATGAAAAGCAAATTTAAGTAATGAACGGATTTTATAGAGTTACAGACAAAATACGAGAAACGCTACAAGCTGACGATAATTGCAATACGGTTACTTATGGCGATATAACAGAGATTGATCTGAATAAGCAGACCATCTTCCCACTCGCTCATATTATTGTAAACTCAGTAGTAAGTAACGATACCGTACTAAGATTCAATATATCTGTTCTTGCTATGGATATTGTGGACATATCAAAGGATGAGGTTACTAATATATTCGTAGGTAATGACAATGAGCAGGATGTACTCAACACACAGCTCGCAGTACTTAATAAACTCATTCAGAAACTAAGAATCGGCAACTTATATGTAGATAAGTACCAAGTACTGGATGATGTAACATTAGAACCATTTAGAGATCGCTTTGAGAATCAAATAGCAGGATGGACTGCAACAATGGATGTAGTAATAGAAAACGATGTAGATGTTTGCTAATACACAAAAGGCTTTTAATGAGTTTGCCAAGTATGTTATTAAACAGGCTAAGACAAACTTGACTAAGAAAAAGAAAAACGCTAGTGGAAGTCTATATAACAGCTTAGATTATGATTTAAAAGTTAGCAAGAACTCTTTCAGCTTACAATTCATAATGAATGAGTACGGAATGTTCATTGATGAAGGGGTTAGGGGTTCTAAGAGTGTGTACCCTGAATCGGCTCAATCAAGATTCGAGTTCTCAGGAAGATTTAAAACAATACCAACTAAGGCTCTCGATCAATGGGCAATTAGAAAAGGCATTAAGGGAGTAAGAGACTCAAAAGGAAGATTCATTGATAGACAAAGTTTAAAATACGCAATAGCAAAGAGTATATACGAGAAAGGAATAAAAGCAAGTATGTTCTTTACTAAACCATTTGAGAAAGCGTTTGATAATTTACCTCCTGAAGTGGTAGAAGCATTTGCATTAGATATAGATGACTTATTTGAATTTACAACATAGATGGCAACAAAGATTAACATAAGAAGTCCGTTTTACTACAAGAAGTCTGATCCCGATTTAAATTATGTGGATTTAGATGTATATATAGGAACTGGCACAACTGCATCAATCACTAAAAAGTACGATCTGCTAAAAACAGAAGCGGGGAGTAATAACTATGTGGTTTTTGAATTAAGCGAATTAGTAAAAGACTATATAACAACTGAGTTTGATGGTACATACGATAATGAACCTGTATGGCTTAAAATAGATTATATAATTTACAACTCATCCGATGGTATAGAGGATAGTGGTACTGATACTTATCTAGCGTTTGCAGGGTACACGGAATATGAAGAAGGTATAAATGATGGGGGATCAAGAAATAAACTTATCACCAATAGCAAGATATTCGTTCCTGATGGAGAGAATTTGACTATCCCTGTGTTTTCAGAAGATGTTGTAGATGTAACATTTCAAGGGGATACCTCAACTGTGGTTACTACAACCTCAACTACTGATACAGATTCTAAGATTGCTTATCCTAGTGTAGATTTATCAAGCGTAGGTAATGTAACCAACATTCTAATTGAAACCATTACGGGAGATATAAATGTAGCTGTTGAGGTGATTGACTGCTCTAAGTATGATCCACTCAAAGTAACATTCTACAATAAGCACGGTGCACTACAAGACTTATTCTTCTTTGCTAAGAATATAGAAAGTTCATCTCGCACCACTGAGAAGTATAAATCAAGTGTATATGATGCGGGTAATAACTCGTACTCTATAAATCAACACCAGTATGCAAACCTTAGAGTAAGTGGTAAAGAGCAAATATCTCTAAATACAGGATATGTGTCTCAAGACTACAATGAGCCTATTAAAGAACTTATGATGAGTGAAAAGGTATGGCTTACTAAAGACTCGGTGGTTTATCCAATAAACGTAACAAGTTCAAACGTACAATTTAAGAACAGATTAAACGACAGCTTGGTAGCTTACACCATAGAGGCTGAATATGCTTTTGATACAGTACAGAACGTAAGATAATGCAGACATTACAAGTTTACATATCAGGGGAACGAGTAGATTTATTCCAAGACGAATCAGTATCTATTACACAGACTATAAAGAATGTAAAAGATATCGATAAGGTGTTTACTCCTTTCACTAGAGACTTTTCACTTCCCGCTTCAGCTACAAACAACAGAATCTTTAAGCACTATTACAATTATGATATTGTAGGTGGGTTTGATGCACGAGTAAGAGTAGAATCAAGATTAGAGATTAACTACTTACCATTTAAAGAAGGAAAACTAAAACTTAATGGTGTTGATCTAAAGGATGGCAGACCTTATGCGTATAGAGTGTCTTTCTTTGGGAATACTATCGACCTTAAAGATATTGTAGGAGAGGACAAGCTAAGTGATCTATCTCAGTTAGATGTTGATTTGGCTTATGATGCTGCGACAGTTAAAACACAGCTTATAACACCGGTTACCTCAACTACTAAATACGCTATACCTCTTGTTACAGCTACTCAGAGATTGTACTACAATACTGAAGCTGCACAAACATATCAAGACTCAGGAAACTTAGTTTATAGTGCATCTACAAGACAGGGGGTAAGATTCAATGAATTAAAATACGCAGTAAGATTAGACGAGATAATCTCAGCAATAGAAAACGAATACTCTATAACATTTGCATCAGATAGCTTCTTTAAAAACACTACCTACTATTCAGACATCAATAATCTGTATATGTGGTGTCATAGAAAAAAAGGAAGAGTAGAGATAGAGTCAGAACTATTAGAACAAGTACCATTTACAAACGGTGGTGGTGCTTACCCTCCCAATACCTATGGATCAACAATGTCCTCTAATGTACTTACTATTGATGTAACTACTGGGCAACAGCTAGACTTCTTTGTTGAGGTAAATAGTTCTGCATTTATTTACAGCTTAGAGGTATATAGAAACGGAACTATCTACAAAACAGCAGATAGAATATCGGGAGACTACAATATGGGTATTCCTGCGTTTGCTCAAAATGACACATTTGCTGTTTACATTAGAACCTATGAGAATGATGCAGATTTCTCGGATTTGAGATGGGAGTTCGATTGGTTAAACTCAGGCACACCTACTACTGATACATATAGTTCTAATTTCACATCTAGCAACTTTATAGCTTCGTTCAAATTCAATATCGTTAATCAGATACCTGAGATGAAGGTAATAGACTTTATATCGGCTCTGTTTAAGATGTTTAATCTGTTGGCTTATGTTGAAGATGATGAGATACAAGTACTACCTTATAATGACTACTATGCACTTCTAAATAGAGATGGTTCAGCAAGAAGAGAAACATACGACATTACTAAATATGTTGATCCAAGTGAGTCGCAGGTTGATGTAGCATTACCCTACAAGCAAATAGATTTCTTATACACAGATACTAATACTTTGTTAGCTGCACAACACGAGCAAGAGATAAGTGATACAGCTTGGGGTAAGTTAGACTATACAGATACTAGTGCAGAACTATCGGGTGGTATTTATAAAATGGAAGTGCCTTTTTCACATTTAAAGTTTGAGGCATTAGCTAATGAGTTCGATACCGCAGATAATCTTGCTATTCAATGGGGATATTATGTGGATGATACTGAGGAAGCCTATTTAGGTGCGCCTCCTATTTTTTATATATACAGTCCTACATCAAGCAAGAGCATATCATTCGTAAAAAGAAACTCTTATGAGTCGGTGAGCCTTAGTGGTGGAATCAACTGTCCTCTAAACTCTAAAGGAACAACCTCAACGGACAATAACATCAATTTTAGAGCAGAATACGGAGAAATACTAGGTACACCTACCACATTCACAGAAACGCTGTTTAAACGCTTCTATGAGGATTATATCGTAGAGATATTCGCATCTAATAGACGATTAACTAAAGTAACAGCATATCTACCAGTAAGTACTCAGATTAACTTACAACTGTGGGATAGAATACGCATAGGAGACAGAGATTTTAAGATAAACTCAATGACCACGAATCTAAAAGACGGTAGAACAGAATTAGAACTCATCAACCTATGATAAAAGAAATTATAGATATGTTAGAATATGCTAAAGGTGATACAGAGAACATCCGTATCGCACAAGGCAAATACTATCTACCTGAGAACTTAAAAGGATTAGTAAAACAAATAAAGACTGAATACAAATGTCGAAAACAGTAGTATTAAACATAACTGCCAATACTGAGGCAGCACAGAAGGATATAAAGAATGTAACTAAAGAGATTCAGGAAACCAACAAGGCTACTACTGAACTCACTGGTGCGTTTGATAAAGCAACAGGTGGATTTATAAGCAGGGGTAAGGGTGCTATTGATACTGTTAAAAGTTTAGGTAGAGGATTTCTTAGTGCGGGTGCTAATGCTACTAAGATGGGGAATCTTATTAAGGTTGCTCTTACTTCTACGGGTATTGGTGCTTTATTAGTTGCTTTTGGATCACTATTAACTTTCTTTACTCAAACACAAAGGGGTGCTGATAAAGTAAAACAAGCATTTGCAGGTGTACAAGCTGCGGTAAGTGCTGTTGTTGATCGTGTCTCGGGATTGGGTGAATCTTTGACTAAATTGTTTAGTGGGGATTTTAGAGGCGCATTAGATTCTGCTAAAAATGCATTTAAGGGGCTTGGAGATGAAATTGAAAGAGAAGTTAAGGTAGCGGTAGAATTAGAGCAGATATTTCAGCGTATTCGAGATAGAGAGATAGAACTGATTGTAAGTAGTTCTGAATTACGAAAGGAAATCGCTAAAGATAAACTTGTAGCTGAGGATAGAAACTTAGCATTTGAAGAAAGAGTACAGGCTTTAGATAGAGTTCTTGAAAATGAAAATAAGTTATTTGAAGCAGAGCAGAAATTAGCTATACAAAGAAGAGATGCATTAAAAGAGCAAGTAGAGTTAGGGGAAAGCAGAACGGAAGATTTAAGAGAATTAGCGGAAGCACAAGCAAGGGTTAATGACTTAGAGGCTGAATCTGCTACAAGACAAAAAGAAGCATTTACTAGGAGACAAGCCTTACTACAAGAGCAGAAAACTTTTGAAGAGAATGAACTCAAAGAAAGATTTAGAATAGCACAAGAATCAAATAAGGCAGTTGAAGATGTAAATGACTTATCCTTTGCTAGATTTCAAAACAGAATAGCTGCTGAAACTAAATTGGTTTCTAAGGGTGCAGAGGAACAGCTTAGAATTTATCAAGCAACAAAAGAACAAGAAGTAGCACTTGAAAAAGCGACAACCGAACAAAAATTACAATTAGCATCTCAAACATTTGGAATGATTGCAGGGTTGTTAGGAGAAAACTCTAAAGCGGGTAAGGCAGCAGCTATCGCACAAGCTACAATAAACACTTATCAAGGTATCACTCAGGTTTTAAAGAATGAGACTACTATTCCTGAACCATTTGGAACGATACAAAAAATTATAGCAGGGGGAACTGTACTTGCTTCGGGATTACAGGCTGTAAGATCAATTAAAGCACAACCATTACCACAAGTAAGAATCGCACCTTCATTCGGAGGCGGAGGCGGAGGCGCAGCTATTTCAACTCCTGCACCACCATCATTCAATGTGATAGGCGCATCGGCGGGTAATCAATTAGCAGAAGCGTTATCAGGATCACAACAGAAACCTGTAAAAGCGTATGTGGTATCACGAGAGGTAACTTCTGCGCAAGAACTCGACAGAAATGCGGTAAGGGATGCCTCGATATAAAATACAAAAATAGACCATAAAGACGTTATATAAATATGAAAATAATAGAACTCATCTTAGACGAAGATAATGACTTCGCAGGAGTAGAAGCTATTTCAGTAGTAGAAAATCCTGCAATAGAAGAAGATTTTGTCGCATTAGCAAACCAAGAGATTAAACTTGCTGAGGTAGATAAAGATAAACGGATTCTAATGGGTGCTTTACTAGTGCCTAATAAGCCTATATACAGAAGAAATGCAGAAGAGGAATATTATGTGTATTTCTCTAAAGACACTATTCGTAAGACAGCAGAGATGTTTCTTATGAGGGGTAATCAAAACAACTCAACACTAGAACACCAGTTGCCACTAAACGGATTATCATTAGTGGAGTCTTGGATAGTTGAAGATGAGGTAAAAGACAAGAGCAGAGTTTATGGTATGGAAGTTCCTGTGGGTACTTGGATGGGTGCTGTGAAAGTGAATAATGATGAGGTGTGGAATGACTATGTAAAAACGGGTAAAGTTAAAGGATTCTCTATTGAAGGGTATTTTGCAGATAAGATGCCAAGACCGCAAGAATCGATTAACGAAGAACTTTCTAAGATTGAAGAAGAGGAAGCTGAGACACTACTCTCTACTATAAAGGCTATCATTAAAGGAGACAAAAGAGTAAAGGGTGGTAAAAGAATGGAGATGGAGTCTTACTCTGATTATCCTGATTCGGTTAAGAACAACGCAAAAAGAGGTATAGACCTCAATGAAGAAGTAAACAATAGATGTGCTACTCAAGTCGGCAAGATTAGAGCGCAACAACTCGCAAAAGGAGAACCTATCTCAGTAGAGACTATTAGAAGAATGTATTCATACTTATCAAGAGCAGAAGAATACTATGATGAAAACGATTCACGTGCTTGTGGCACTATTTCGTATTTATTATGGGGCGGTAAAGCGGGACTTAGATGGTCGGCTGCTAAACTAAAAGACTTGGGTGAGTTAGACCTAAAGAAACCTTGTCAAGCAGGATACGAGATGATAGGAATGAAAAGAAAGAACGGAAAATTAGTTCCTAACTGTGTACCTATCAAGTAATGGCTAGACAAACTGTAACTGTAAAGATAGAAAAGCCTAAAAAGAATAGGCACGGTGTACACGCTAAAACTAAGACTAGCAAGCTAAAGAACTCAAAGAATTACAAAAAAGCATATAAAGGACAAGGTAGATAATGGCAAACGTATATAACACATCTTACAAAGTACAAGCTGATGTAGATACTGAGGCGGTTAGACTACAATATAACATCGAAGAAGGGGCTTATGTTACAACTTCTGCGGGTGTATGGACTGTATATAATGGTGAGTGGGTAAAACTCTATCCACAGTCAGGAATAGGATCAGGATTAGGATGGACAAGATACGATGATGGAACTTATACCTCATCTAATAAATTGGCTTTGTCAGATGGTGTTGAAGTTACACTTCCTAATGATGCTGCAACAATATACAGAAGCTATACGGGTATTGACTATTACAACTCATCTACTAGCAAGATACTAGCGGACAATGAGAACGACACTTATGTAATGACTATCGTATTTAAGTATTCTGCACCTAATGCGAATCAAACGCATATGGATGTACAGCTACAAGGTGGTAATGGTACTCCTTATGACAGAATAAGATCAGAAGCTACATTCCCTAAAGGAAACGATGTAGAACACGACTTCCATAGAGTATTCCAATGGTATGCAGATTCAGACTTTGTTGATTTGGGTGCTACTTGGAAAATAACCGCTTCAGGAGGCTCTGCTACTGTGTGGGATATTATTTACTTTATTCAAAAGACACAAAGCTATGCATAAGGATAAGACACCATCATATTCATCTCCTAAGAACAGTTCAAGAGGCTGTTTATGCAAAGATGCAAATACCTATTCAAAAAAGTGCTGTGATGGATCATTATGGGCGCAAGGGATAGGTAGAACTAGGGGAACTGAATAATGAAAATGCAAAATAAAAACCCTTAATCGTTATATTAATATGAAACCAACAGAAATGCTAAAAGAAATCAAATCATTACTAGGCATTGAGTTATCTGCTGAGGTTGAAGAGGTTAAAGTGGAAACTTCTGAGGAAGTTCAAGCTGAGGCTGAGGTAGTAGAAGCTACTGAAGAAACTAAAGTGGAATTGGCTCAAATGACTTTAGAGAATGGTACTGTTTTGGAAGCAGAGGAGTTCGCACCTGATTTTGAGGTATTCATTATTACTGAAGAGGATAAAATTGCTCTACCAGTAGGTGAATATACTATGGAAGATGGTCAGATTCTTGTTGTGGAAGAAGAAGGTATCATTAAAGAGATCAAATCTGAAGAAGCCCCTGCTGAAGAAGAAGCCCCTGAGGCTGAAGTGGAAGTAGAAGCTGCTGAAGAGGAAATGGGTTATGTTAAAAAAGAAGAGTTCGCTGCTGCTATTGAGGAAATCAAAGCTATGATAGATGAACTT